TTACTCCTTAAATAATACCTGTAAGGTTAATTAGTGAGTAATCGGTTGTTACATTAACAATCATAACTGTACCAATTACCTGAATAACATCTCCTGCTGCTGGTCCAACTGCACCTGCTGCACCTAATGGAACTGCATGATTACCAACAACAAGTGTTCCTGAAGTTAATATTGTAGCTGGTCCTGAAACTGAAAACCAACCGTAAGCACTAGCAGCCATGTCGACTACTGTTACCCCTAGTGTAGCACCTGTAGTTGTAGCGGCTTGAACAATTTGAGCACTTCTTGGATCAGGAATTAAAGTTATTCTTGAACTTGTTGTTATTGCTGTTGCTAAATCATCGTAGCAAGTAATAACAATAGAAGGATCGGCTGAATGATCGTGAGCTGGGTTAGATTTAATTCTAAGCATCTGACCTTCACCTGCAGCATCATTTACATAAAGATAACCATTTGCATATTGGTTAAGAGTTATGTCAGTACCAGCAGTTTCTACTGATATTGCTGTTTCACCTGCTGCGACTCCTGCTGTTGGTGTTAGATCAAAGTGATGCGCTATTGAAGCAGCGTGAGTTACACATTTTCCTGCTGTGACTGCTGTTGCTGCTAATCTACCGTATGCGTATACAGTATTACCGTAAAGTAATCTACTTCCTGTAGGAAATAATTGAGTAAGCCCTGAAGTAAAAGGATCTACTGTGCCGTATTGGCTTCCGCCTTTACCTACTATAAAATCAGCGGGTCCATATCCTGTTGCTGCTGCGTATTGAATATGTCCACCATCATCAGTATAGATATTACCATCTGCGTTGATTACCAACCCATCTGTTATCGCACCTGTTGTTGAATTTGTATCAATGGTTTTAAAACCATTCTCGGACCGAACTGGTCCACTAAATGTTGAATTTGCCATAATTAAGTCTCCTTAATAATCCTATCGTCTTTTGGCTTTGTCTGCTAGGTCAGTCGACAGGTAAATATAAAATCCTAGGTAAGAGTTTATATTACTGTTAAATGAGGAAAAGATAAAGGAAAAAAGAAAAAAGGGGCCGAAGCCCCTTTCTCTGTAATACTGAGTAAGAAAGTGTATTACAAACTTCCATTTACTGGTTCTTAAGCGCCTTGCGAGCCATATATGCCACGAGGATTACTCCAACCAAAGCTGTAACGTTCTCTAGCCTTGAACCTAACATTTCCGGTATCAAAATCACCTTCCATGTTTGTGCTCATAGGCGATCTCACGAAATGCTTCATGCCGTCTGGACAATCTGTTAATAGAAACCATGCATCAGTATCTGTTAGGAAATGGTTAACAGCATAGCCGTTAGGTATCATTCCCATATTCTTGATTGCATTGATATCATTATCAGACGTTCCGACACGACCTGGCGTTTCGATTAAACGTTCTGCTATGAATTGAAGTTGCGGTGGCACAATTAGCTTCATCCCCTGAAGAGCAAGAGTTAGATTACGATCATCAACAAGAGTTGATATTGTAATTAAACCGTCTTCAAGTGATGTTTCGTTCAAGTCAACTGCGGTACTAGGAGTATTTGAGAAAGTTCCGCCACCTGCTAGGGTATGCGAACTGTTTATCAATGATAAACCATCTCCACCTGTGTAACTAGAGCTAAAAGCATTATTTAGAACATTAGAGGCTTTGACCTGTTTGGTGTGAGCCATAGAACGCGCAAGCGCCTTCGTATAACGAGCACCGAGTCGGTCATAGAGGTTATCCTCTACAGCTTCTTCTGTTAATGCAAATGCTAATGCAATAGTTTCATGGGTGTAACGAGCAGTAAAGCCTTCATAGGCTGTATCAAACTCAACTCCATCACCCTCTCTTTTCACTGGGGCATTTCCGAACCCTGCAATAAGAACTTCTTCTTCAAATGCACGGTCTGAGCTTTCGCTCTCGAAAATTTCCTCGTGTTCATTCTCATAACGAGAATACTCCATGCCGAAAAGGGCGTTTAAACCAGGCTCTAATTCTTTAACGAGCTGTGCTCTTGAAATTGCCATTGTCTAATTCTCCTTTATGCTAAACCAACTTGTGCTTGTCTATACAAATGGTTTTGTACTAGAACAAGAACGTTAGTGTTTGCCGTACTAACATCAGAGTTTTGAGGGTCTGTAGATATCTCAATTGCTTTCATTGGCAACGTAGCTGTAGTAGCTCCCGTTGTCACATCAAGCTCAACATTAGATCTACCACTGCTGGTATCTCCTACTGTCGACTGGTCTACAATATCAAAATTACCCCACAGGTCAGCGACTGGGAAAGCAGCGTCAGCTTGTACTTCATAAACGATATAAGGATCGTCAAAAATAAAAGCGACTGCATCCGTAGCAGCGTTTCCTGGCCAGTAATTGCTCCAAGTGGGCTTACTGGTAGTAGGGTCAGTGTAGTAGCAACCATTAAACACACCAACAATAATAGCACTTGTAGCACTACCACTATCAGCTCTGGCTATTCTTGTAACAATACCAGCTGTGTTTTGGGTCACAATGTCACCATTGTAGATGTTAGTCGTATTAGTAGCATCTGCTGTTGTAATACGATATCTAGATTGACCTCCGTTGAACGGTGAACCGCTAACATGCTTAACTGGACGCAAACCAAATGCGGCGTCTTTATTTGCCATGATAAACTTCTCCGATCACGAGATTAATATTAAGTAACACTTAAGGTTTCCCTTTAGTATTACCGCCAAATGTAACCCTGGACTGCCGACTTTTAGTGATCGGCATTGCAGGATGTTCTTCACGCATGAGGTTGTTGTCAACTGCATTCATTTGATTCATTGTTTTATCTTCAAAATACTGATTTCGTTCTTCAGCAATTGATGCATCGATTTTACAAAGCATAAGCCCACCAATTCCGACTACACCTGCGTGTTTGCCGTGGTCAATGGTTGGAACATCAAACTCTGGAATTTCTTCCGGTTTAACTGGTTCCCATCCTTCGCGCATTCGTTGCATGACATTCTTTCGATCTTCCTGACCTCTTATTTCAGTACGAACCCAACGGTATTTTATACCAGGAGGGGGTTCAGGCGTTTTCAAAAGAGAAGGCGGTTCCCAAGGGCGTCTAGCCTTTTGAGTCTCGCGTGTTTCTGAACTTCGAGAAGTTCTGTCAATTTCAACATTTTCTTCGATTTCAATTTTATCATTCATGAGTTATCTAACCTCGCTTTGTGAACTGCATAATCCTTGAAAGAAACTCCTAAACGTTTAGCTAATTGCTGTTCGCTAGGTGTCAACTCTACCTGATTACGATTTTTCCTGCGCCCATTTGAGTTACTGCGTGATGGTGAAGCGACGGTTTGGGCGGGTTTCCCATCTGCTTCCACGATATTTTCAAAACGATTCGGCAACTCTTGCTTCATCCTTTTGTTAATTTCAGAGTAATAGCCATCTGACTCTGTGTCAAATCCTTCTTGTGATAATTGTTCATGAACAGCGATAGCTACGTTGGTCATTATTTTATCTTTTCCAAACCAAGTGTTCTCATTGGCCCAAGATTGGGCACGTTGTGAAGGAGGATTATAAGCTGGCTGATTTGGATTTTGTCTTTGTTCCAACATGGCCGCTTGTTGTTGTTGAGCGTATATATCTTGTTGTGCGTTGTATTGCTCTAGTTCTTGGTTGTACGTTGCAAGCTGTGTTTGATATTGGTCATGTGCAACCTTATCAGCCGATGCAGCAGCCAATATAGACTGGGCTTCAGCAATTTGACCCGCATCGCCGTCTTCCATTGCTTTTTGCAAAGCAATCTTAGAGCCTTCTAATTGAGACTCCACTCTAGCACCAAATTCATTGCCATAACTTTGTGACATTTGTGCTTGTTGGTTTTTAAGGGTTTTGTTTTCTTCGGCAATTTCTTTTGCGTATTGCAGAGCTTGTAGCTCTCTTCTTTGGAAATCTTTTGCTTGTTTAACGGCTTTGTTAATTCTGTTTTGTGCTAACTTAGCGCGTTGAGTGGCTTCATCTTCGCCTTTTTCAGCATCTTTTTTAACATGATCGCTAACTTCAAAGTCTTCTTGAACCTTTTCTTCTTCTATCGGAGCAAGACCTTCTAAGTCTTTTCCCTCTAGTTCAATAAAAGTAGATTCTTCAGAGACTGTTTCATTAGCCCTCTTGTTTTCTGGCAATGCTGCCTTTTTAATCTTTTCGTCGGTAATTTCTGGTAATGCTTCAGCCATTTTTTTTCCTTTATAAGCTCTGGATATCGTCAGGGTTTAAAATAGTACCAATGACTTCATCATCATTAATAATTCTAACTTCTGCGCCATCATCTAGTCTAAAACGAGCACCTGCATATCTCCCAATCAAAACCCATTCGCCTTTTTTACACCAAGATTCACCGTTAAATTTTCCAGAATCTTTATAGGCCAATGGTCCGAGTTTTAAAACATACGCAACAACTGTCGCTAAAGCCTCTCTATCAACCACAGAATCTGGCAATACAATGCCACCTTCTGTCATGCCTTTTCCTTTGTAGGGCAATACCAATAACCGCCAACCTGTTGGTTGCGGCATTCTTTCTAAAAGGGAGCTGTCTAAAAGAGAAGGATCAAGCACCAGTTCTTTTGGTTCAATGTAAGCATCTTGAGTCGTTGCTTTACCGTTGCTTTCTTCTATTTTTTGCGCTTTATTTTGAGCCTCGCGTTCGGCTAATATATGTTGTGGGACTGCTAGGTCACTCATCAAAACTGTCTCCAGTTGTTTTTTGCAACACTTCTTTTAAGTCTGACTCAAAGGAGCGAAGTGCCGTCAACTCTCCAATCAGAAAACGATAGTCTTCCATCGTTTTTATTGAACCACTAGACAGATGTTGTGAAACTCGTTCTTGTCTATCTCGAAGTTCTTTTAAAATATACTCCGCTAATCTTATTCCGTCCACTACTTTCTATCTATTTCTCAAGAAAGAACTAAAATCTAGATTATAATTAGGCATTTCTTGTCCTTGTTGAGCTATAGCACCTGGTGCAATTCTAGGACCTCTTTGCTGTGGAGTAAAAAACCCTGGTCCTTGATTAAACATTTGCGGCATTGTCGGTGCTCCCCCTGACATCCCTGTATTTCCCATATTAAATGGTGTTGCAGGCGGTCTTGGTGGAGGCGGTGGCATTTGTTGTACTGGTTGTGGAGCTGGTTGTGCAACTGGTTGACTTCTTTCTTGAAGCGCTTGAATCATTTGCATCAATCTTTCCATAAATTGATCTTGAGTCGGTTGTGCCGTTTGTTCTGGCCCACCTGGAAAAACATCTGGCGGCATCGGTTCTATAGGGGGTCCTCCAGGGGGACCTCCATCGGGTGCTGTTTCAATGGGATCAACCCAAGTTGGAGTGCCATCAGGGTTTAAAACCTCTGGCGGCATCGGTGGTTCCGGTGGTGTTGTTGTGCCTGTTCCATTTTGCTGGTTAGCCAACCATCTCTCATACATCTTGCCTGTTGTTCCAGAACCAAATTGCGTGCCATCACTAGCTTGGTACATATCCATCGTCCCGATTCCGCCTTTCTCTTGAAAATTTAAATATTCTGGAGACTGAAAAAATGGATGATCTTGTGGCAAAGACTCTCCCCTAGGTTGAATGTCAGGTGGTATTGACAAGCCTGGTCCTGGAGGTGTTCCTGGTCCTGGAGGAGGTGTAAATGGAGGCGGCATTCCGGGCAAAGGTCCGACAGGTTCTGGTTGTCTTATTGGCTGCATCATCCCTGGAAACTTTGGTTGTCTTCCTGGGAACTGTGGCATCTCTGGAGGCATTTCCATTCTAGGAGCGCCTTCACCAATGTATTGCATAGGTGGTCTACCAAGATTGCCTCCTAAGTTCTCAAATCCCATGATTGGAGGATTTTTCTTATAAAAGTCTTCGCTGCCACCTTTATATAAGATCTGATCTCTCATTCTGTCTTTTAAGTCGAGATCTAGTTCAAATCTTGGGCGATCATCATTGATAAACATTCTTGGTGGTCTTTGTGGAATAAAAGGTTCTTCCAGCATTAAAGGTGATCTTGGCATACCGCCTGCGGCAAACCCAAGTGGTTTTTCCACAGGATAGTCATCAAGATAATAATCAGGATCTTTGTCTCTCATGCCTCTTCTTGTGGTTCTCCCCTGATTTCGTCTGGCTGCTTGCGCATCCTCCATATAGCCTGCTTTTCTTCCTTTATTTGCTTCATTTGCTTTTGTAATTATTTGTGATTCTCGCTTACCCAGCTCCACTACTGCATCATCTATAGCGCTTTTAGGAAACAATCTCCTTGCCTTTCCAAGTCCGTTTTGAAGAATGTATTGTGCTGCTTTGGATAAAGCTCTCAGACCAATGGGTACTCTTGCTCCTGGTATGGGAGCCATTCCTAATCCCATCAAACCCACATCTACAGGGTTGGATGGATCCATAATATTGTCAGTAACTTCTCTTAGCTCAGAAAATCCACCACTGTAATCTGGAATAACACTGGAGTGAGGCATTCTCATCAGAATCTTCCAGCAAATTTGGTGCCACGAATCGCTGCACCGCCACCTCTGCACTTACCAGCATCCGCACCCGGTTTAGGGGGTCCGCCATTGGCTTCTTGTTTGGGTTGCGACAAAGGCACACTGCCTTGGTCTTTAATTTTCATTGATTTACTAGCGGCGCCTGGGCTTTTTGGCACTGCG